AATGTATTCTGCATCTGATTTACCTTGTTGTACAACAGTAAAGAATGCATTATTAATTGGAGCTGGTTGTATTGGAGTAGGTGGAGAGAATCCACTTCTGTATTTTAACAATGCTCCAGGCGCTGATGAATACTTTTCCCATTCATCTTCAGGGACCGAACCTTCTTCATACATCCATCTAAGATTAGAAGACAAGTTTGCATTATGAAGCATTATTTGATGTGCTTTATTTATTTCTTGTTGTTTACCTATAAGTGGAGTTACTGCACTCATTGGATATGGAGTTCCTGTGTACATATAAGAAATTGGTACAATTGGATATTCGTTTATAGGAATAATAGATTCATATAAAAATGTATCATCTCCTACACTTACAGTCTTTACAATTCTATTTTCATAAAATTCAATTGCATCTATTATATTTTTTTGAACTTCTTTACTTTGTTTTAAAATATTGTAATCAGCATTTGACATTACTTGCTGTTTAATAATTGTAGCTTCATCTTGAGCTTGTGATAATAATTCCATTTCTTTTTCTTTAATTGCTTGAACTCCCATTTTTTGAGAATTTTCAACCATTAACTTTGCTCGTTCTGGAATAATTTCACCTTCTTGAACTTGTTGTTCAATTTGCATTTGCTTTTCAATTAAACCTACTTCTACTTCTTGTTTAAAAGATTCTAATGCTTCTTGTATTTGTTCTTTTAATAAATCTAATTGAGCAGGAGATGGTTCAACTTTTATATATACATTATAGTATTTAAATTTTTTCTTACTATATGTTTCATAGTATGGCACAATGTCATCGTCTTCAGCATCCATATTAACACCATATGTCAAATCTTCTGCTTGTATGCTATCTGTAAAATCAATATCTCTTTGTGAGTATGATACTACATCACTTCCTTTTGTTACTTTTTTAATTTTTGCTTCAAATTGTGGCAACATATTTACAAGTCTTGCTCTTGCAATATTTTTTCTTATTTGAATAAAGTTTGCATCTCTAAATAAAAAATCTCTACTAGCAGGGTCTACAAATACATCATAAGGGTCAAGTCTTTTAAAACAAACTTCTCCCATTCCTCTATCAGCATCTCTATCTATATCTACAAGAAAATATCCTAATCCTTTAGTAAGTGAATCTAATATTACTTGACTATATAAAGATTTACCATTTGATAAATACCAACAATAATCTGCTATGTCAGCATGCACTTGAGCAATATCTGTATCATCTCCAGTCACTCCTACTGCTTTCCACTTAGGGTCATTAGCAGTTACAAAGTATTTCATTATTTCTATAATAGGTGTTATTCTATTTATAGTGAATGTTGGCATTCCAGATTCTTCCAACATCGTAAGTTCTTCTTTTGTAAGTTGTTCGTTTAGATAAAAATCATATCCTTTTTGACTTACACTTTGCCACCTATGTCTATGAGAATTATTTACTTTATCCCATATTTGTTTATTTACTTGTGCTTTATTTTTTTTAGTTACTCGTGCCATTACCCTTTAATCTCCACATGAACTAAGTCATCGAAACGATTATCTTTTGTTTCACCATCAGAATCCCAATCGCCGCCCCAACGAACATTAACATTTAATTGTTTTGCAATACCTCTAATCATTCCACCCATGTAATGAAATCTATCTCTGTCTTTCCAATCGATAGGATATGGAGCGAGGTCTACAGCTTTTCCTGTAATGTGTTTGCTGAACTTTGTTTTCGTTGAGCCTTCTTTTAGTAGCTTTTCCTGTCGTTGCTCACTCCGTAATCCTTCAATGATTGTAACATCCATAATCTTAACTAATTCATTTAGGACACTAACTAATCTTGCGTCTATCCCTCTTAATCGTTCTTTTGACCTTTTACCAAACTTAGGCATACATACTCCTTATGATACTAACCAACTTTTAACTTTTCTTTTTGGCTTAAACCATGACTTCTTATCTTTACTTTTTTTCATACTTGGCGGAAATGCGTGTATTTGTGCGTAATAAAGTGATTCAATTGTATCATCATGTGCCATTTTAGGCCCGAAAGTAAGTATTTCGTTAATTAAATCAAACATATTTTTACGTAAATGTACAGTTCCAGTACTAAAACGCCCAGAAAGTCCAGAATAAATGCGATTTCGTTTCTGTGTTCCGCCTGGTTTTTCTGGTATTACAGATATATCGTACTTGTTTAGTCTTCTTCTTTCATCATTCATTGCTTGAAATATACTACGATTCATAGCTACGTCTTCAACTGTAGATGATGTGCAATTATATTTTTGATGCAATTCTATAATAATATCTACTACACCTTTCTTTCCTATAATATCTCCTGTGTCTGGATTTTTAGAACCTATGGTAGGAATACTGCGATGTCTTTCATATTCTAATACATATAATTCATTGTTAGCATCAATAGCTATTACAGTCATAACACTATAGTCAGCATGTTTAGTATCAATATCTGTAGCAGGGTCACATCCAATAAATGTATTAACTGGTATATCATCACCATCTTTTACAATATAATTAACACCATCTTCATTTTTAAAATACCCATTCCAATATCTAATATGTTCTCTTTTCCATATAGCATCTTCTTCAGATTGAACTTCCATCATATATTCTTGAAAGAATTTTTGAGGCATTCCACTATCAGAATAAAACTTTTTCTTTTCTTCTAATTTCTTTTTATTAAAGAAAGATGCCCATAAAGGAGTATCATTATCTATTAATGCTTTATATGTAATCAACTTCCAAGCAAACTCTTTATTTTCTTTTTTAGCTTTCGCATGATTATTGAGAAGATTGTTAATAAAAGAATCATAGTGTACAGGAGTGCCGTTAACACGAAGGCGGCCAGTATGAGGCTCAATAGCGGGATAAATAACAGCAGTAACAAGATTAGCATTCTTATCTCTTGCTTCCTGTGTAATTGTGTTTGCTTCATGCTCGAAGTCATCGAGTACGATGAGGTCGTATCTTTTGTGTAATTTTGCTCCACCTCTGATTCCTGCGACATTGCTTTTACTAATAAGTTTACATCCATTGCTTAACTCTATATCTTCTTCTGTCCATTTTTTACCCTTTAAATTTCCAAAATAATATTTTAATCTATCGTTAAATTCTAAGTGGTGTCTAATGTAATCCATATTACCTACACTAAGTTTTTGTGTAGCAGATACCCAAGCATAGAAAAGAAAATCATCTTTACAAAAAACAAAGTCTTTTAACATAGAGGCTTTTGTAAGAACAGTTTTACCATGACCTCTAGGAATAATAATTGCACATTGTTTTACTTCTAAATCATCTATTGCATCTGCAACTTCATAATGGAAAAATGGTGTCTCACTTCGTAAAAAATCATCAGGTAAGAATAATTTACCAAAAGCTATTAAGTCTGTGTATGCAAGTTTTAACGCTTCTTCAGCTTCACTTACATTCTGTGTGTTTATATTTGCCATCTATAATAAACTTTTATTTATGATATTTTACATTTTTTATATTATTATTTATTTTCCACGGACCTGGATAAGGAGTTGTTGAGTAGTCAACACTAAACTCTTTTTTTAAATATGTATAAACAATTATTATTTCTTTTTTGATTTTTTCCATTGCTTCCTTTTGTGTTCTAAATAATTAGCACCTTCGTATGGATTAAATATAGTAGTAATTAATCTATTATCATCATCTTCATAATAAGGGTCTATAATAGTTACAGGCGCATTAAATATATTTTTATCATCTAATCCTAATTTATCTGCATAACTATCCATTATTTTAAATGAAGCTACTTGCAATGCATGACTTATTAATCCACTAGCTGCATCTTTTAATACTTGATAACCTGATACGTGAGTATGTCCACAAGTAAGTATATGGTCTTTCCATCCCATTTGAGCAGCTTTTGCTACTCCATGAGCAGTATTCCACATACTATTTCCTTTAAAAACGTGCCTAGCATTTACTCTAATTTCTTTTCCATTAGGAAAAATAAGATTTAATCTTGCTCCCCATTGTTCATACACTCCACTATGTTGCCTCATAATAAACTCTAAAGGGTCTCCATCTCCACTCCATACATCATGATTACCTGCTACTAAGTATAACCAATCTACTTGATTAACAAANTGTTCCGTAAGTCTCCATGATTCTTTTGCAGATGTTGATTGTTGTCCGTACAATGCTTGAAGTCTTCCTATCCAATTGTTTTGAATATCTCCAAGATTACCTCCAAATAATCCATCTGTTTTATTTACAAGATTACATAGACTATATATTTCTGCTAAGTTTGTACCATCGTCATCTACATGAGGGTCACCAAAGTGCAATATACCTATAGGCCCCATTTGATTAATTTTAATATTAATTAAATTTCTAGATTTTTTAGATGATAGTTTTTGATTGTATTGTTTGTTTCTATGTGCAATAATTTCTTCTATAGGAACAAATTCTACTTTTTTTGTTTCTGCTTCAAAGGGAGACTTAACAACAATTG